CCGCTCTTGAAGTTTCCCCAGTCTCGGAGAGTCTTTTGAATCTGCACGGGGATGAAGCCGAGCGACTTGTCGGCATAGAGGGCGCGAAACAGTTCCTTGCCCTGCTTGTCGCCAGCAGGCGGATAGGCGAGGTTTTCGAAACCGACAGTGATGTCGGCCAGGTCGGCAGCGACCTCGGCTTCACGCTCTTCGCGCGAGGCGAGCGCGACCTTGCCGTCATTCTCTTCCCGGCGCTTCAATGCGCGGGCGGTCTGCCGATCCTCGACTTCGGCATATTCATTCGAGCCGGGGCCGTAGACGATGATGCGAACGGGCTTGCTATCCGAGTAGAGGAAGGCGCCATCGGCACCCTTGATGTGGATCGGGGCAGTCATGGCGACGGCCTGGCTGGTGATATCGAACATGGATGTAACCTTTCGCGGGAAGGCGCACCGACCCGCCCGCTACCCGCGATGGACGGGCCGGGCCGGTGCATGGGAATCGGTCAAGCGACCGGGAGGCTGGCGGGTATTAGTCGGCGTCGTCCTTCACGATCTTCGAATTGATCTCGATCGTCGGGTTGGCCATCAGGATGCTGTCGGCGTTGCCTACGTTCTCCGGATAACCGAAGCCGCGCGCCTGGAAGTAGCGTTTGTCGCCGGTCGGATAGGTGACGCAGAACGCATACAAGTCGTTGTTGCCCGGCTCGCAGGCGGTGCGAAGCAGGGTCTGCCCGGCGTCGTCCTTGTTGTGGGCCATGGAGGGGTTGAGCGAACCGTAGTCCGTCGAGCCCTTGTGCTTTTCCTTCGGCCCATCGAGGGGCTGGAATTCGACCTTGTTGGTGGTCGCACCGATCGGGCCGAGCTGCTCGACGCCGCCGATCTTCGTGAATGTAAGCGCGCCGTAGCCCGCGACATCTTCGGTGGCAGGAAGCGCGGCGCCAATGCCGATCGTCGAACCCGCCGAGGTAGTGGAAGTCATGGATGCTCTCCTGGGTGAAATGCCGGGTCACCCCGGCGGGAACGGGGGGCCGAGACGGCCGGCGCTGGTTAGGCGTCCGACTTCGCGGCGGTCTTGGCGGCCGAGGCGGATGCCTTGACCAGGCCGGCGGCCTCGTAGTTGATGAATTGGCCTTCGGTGAGGGTGACGGGCTCGCCCTCCTTGAAGCGCTTCTTGGTGCCGTCGTCCTTGAAATTGCGGACGACGGTAGCGTTCACGGTCTTTTCGCTCATGGTGTACTCCTGTGGTCGGACTGGATCGGGGCGTCGTAGGACACCCGGAAATCTTGGGTCTGCTCGAAGGTGTTACCGGGGCCATCGACATCAGGACCGAGCCCCGCCTTGCGCAGCGCGACACGAGTGCCGCCGCCGATTTCGCCGGTACGGCTCGCGCGAAATTTGTCGCGGATCAGTCCCACCACAGCCTCCTTTTCAGCCCAGCTTGCGGCGCGAACCGTCACACTGATGCGCGCCGTCGTTCGCTCCCACTCGTCATCCGCGCCGGAAAGAGGCTGTCTCTCGGTCACGCTGATGGTACGCACGACAATCGCGGGAAGATCGACACCCTCCGGCAGCCGCCCCGCCTTGATTCTCGCTTCGGGCACTAGAGCAAGCAGGTCCGGTTCCGCGCGCAACAGCGCGCCCATGATGGAGATGCCGGTCATTCGTCGACGCTCACTTCCTGCCCTGTGATCCCGGACCGAGTGACGCGGGCGTTGATGTACTGCTGCGCTGCCTGGATCGCCTCGCCTTCTTTGATGTCGAGGGATACGCGCAGGAACGGGTGAGGTCGCGCACCGGGGTGCCAGACCGTCTTGCCCACGAATTGGCCATTGATGACCAGCGAGCCTTCGCCGCCCGCTTCGCGCACCTGCCGGTTGATCCGGCCGATGCCTCCGCCACCGCGTTGACTGTCATCGACGCTGATGAAGTGCGGCGCGGTGCCATATTCCAGCCAGAGCGCCCGCGAATAGGCCCAGCCCTTCTTGATGGTCACGCGAACCACAATCCGGTAATCCGCAGTTCTCGAACGGATGATGACCGCATCGGCAACTTCGGTGGAAACCGAGCGCTCTTTCACCTCTTCGGCGATCACCTTAGCTCCGGCGCGCCCGGCGCCGCGAAGGACGCGGGAGACGAGTTTTTCAGGCAGGCTGTTCATGTACGAACTGACCTCGCTGCGGCCCTTCATGCTGGCCATCAGGCGGTATTCCCTGCCGGTCGATATTCCTCGACCATGAACTCTAGCTCTTCCCGGCGGCCAAGCTCGGCCGGGCCGGAGATGATCTGCGCGGTGCGATCGGTCTGCCAGACCTTCTCGCCCTGTTCGTTCTTGACGGTCCGGCCGATCTGGAACCGCATGTCGGACGTGATTCCGCGCCGGAAGCGAATTCGGACGCGCGCGGGGCGCGCCGACATGCTCATGCCGTCCGCCAATTTGTCACCCCGGCTCGGCAGGATGTCCTGGACGTTCGCCCACACTGTCACCACGGTTTCCCATTCGCCGGATCCGGCACCGTCGAAGCTTTCGTCGGCGACCGGCCGCTGGATGCGGATACGCCGGTCGTATGTTCCTGCGGCCCGGCCAAGCATCAGATCAGCACCCGCCGGAACGGCGCGCAGAGCTGGCGGACGCCGAATGGCACCTCTGCCTCGGTACCGCGATCGGTCACCGCCTCGCGGTTCTTATAAAGGTGGCCGAGGAACAACCGAACCGCCGCCAAGAGCGACGGCGGCGCTTTTCCCTCAGGGTATCCAGCGGAGAACACGATGCGAACCTCGCCGCCGACATCACCTGGCCAGCGCCCGCCGATCTTTGGCAGCACATCGCCGCGCGCGGTAATGCGGTAGTCGGCAGGAATGCCCTGCACAGGAAGCCCGGCCCGGCTGCTCCAGTCCACGGATGTGATTTCCGTCACTGGACCCATGCTGAGCGTGAGAGCGTCTGAGCTGCGGGGAAAACAAGCGGCCGACCATTCGATCCCTTCCGCAGGGCCCAGCTTCAGGGAGCAGTAGCGCTCCACGAAGTCGATAGCCGCGTCGCGCAGCGCCTGGATCAGGAAGTCTTCGTCATCGCCATCGGCCCGCAGATGCTCTTTGCACGCCCCCACCGACAGGATCGCTTCGCCGTAGCCTTCCGGAAACGGCGCGTGGAGCAAGTCAAAGATCATCTGCGGATCCGGCGATCAGTCGGCCTTGGGGGCCTGAAGGTTGGCTGCCACAGCGGCGTCGGGCGACAAGGTCGGATCGTTGAAGTCGATCTGATTGGCCAATACCGTCTGGCCCTTGCGCGGCGTGTTATCGACGGCCGGGTGATCGGTATCGATGCCGCTGACGATCTCGGGTTCGATCAGGGCTCCCGATGCGGCAACGTCGGAGGCGGGGGTCAGGTCTGCCAGTGGGGACAGGGCGGTGTCGGGCACGCCGGGAACGTCGGATAGCTTCACATCGCTGGTATCCACGGTCTTTTTCGCAGCAGTCATGTCGATCTCCTTCGATAGTTCGACTGGGGAAACCGGCGGGCTTTCACCCGCCGATCGGATCAGGCGCCTATGATCAGCGCTTTCATGGCGTCCGGGTTCTTGACGCCGCCGCCCACACGCTTGGTGGTGTAGAAGTGGACGAACGGCTTGTTGGTGTAGGGATCGCGCAGCACACGGATGCCGATGCGGTCGATGACGAGGTAGGTTTCCCGCATGTCGCCGTAGAGCGCGGCGATGTTGCCAGCTGCCACGGAGGGCATGCCCGGAAGGTGGGCCACCGGCTGCCCACCGATGGTGGCAGGCTGACCAGCCTCGAAGGCTGGCTGCCACAGGTAGTTGCCCTGCCCATCCTTCAACTTGCGAGCGGAACCGGCCGTCGTCCGGTTAAGGAAGAGACGCGCGTTGGCCTCGTACTCCTCCGGAAGCTCATAGATGAGCGTCATGAGACCATCGCCCGTGAGCGCGGCCGCCGCACCGGAATTCACGGCCTTGATGTCGCCCCAAGGGTGGCGAGCAGCATTTGCGCCGCCTGTGACGTAGGTCAGGACGCCGTGAGGCTTGTTGTTGCCATCGCCCGACAGGTTGGCGATGCCCTCCTGACGGGCAAACTCGGTTTCGACTTCGTCGGCCAACCAGGCTTCGACGTCGAATTCCGCGTCGTCGATCAGGCCCTGCGATGCAGCAGGATTGGCGTAGAGCTCACCAAGGCCCCAACCGAGCGAGGTCAGCCCCGGCGTGGTGGTTGCAGGTCGAGCGGCAGTTTCACCGACCCAGCCCGAACCCACATTGCGATCCGAAAACACCTTGCTGAAACCAGCGCCACTGATCGAGATGACAGTCGCGTACTGACGGATGGACGACACCTGCTTGAGCCGACTTGCGAGGGTGCGATCCCACTCCACAGGCGCCAGGTAACCGCCTTCGCCATCCGTCTTCGTCGCGGCGGCCTTCACCGTTTCGAGCCGATCCGAGCTGACGCCGCGGCGGAAGTAGGAATTGAACTGTTCGGTATACTCGGGGTCGCGCGGATCTTCCTTGCCGCCGATCTTGGCCGCGGCGATCTTGGCCAAGGCAGCGTCCATTGCCTCTTCGATATTGCCGATCGACGTATTGATGCGCTCGACGTGCTCCTGCAGCACCGCGTCGTCGACCTTGGACTTCAGCGATTCTTCATGCTTCGCACGCATTTCCCCGACAGCCTTGTTCAGCTGTTCGAAGAGGGCCTTCGGATCGTTGCCATCGGCGCGAATGGTGGCGCCCAGCAGCGCGCGGGGCGCGGCAGCGGCAGTGATAAGGGCGCACGACGACGACGCCCCAAGGATGAGGTGATTTGGCTTCATGTTTTCCTCGGTAGTTAAGCCCGCAGGCTGTCCAGAAGAGCGGCGGCCGAAGCCATCCAGTCGGTGGAGCCAGCGCCAGGCGTGGCTGTGTCATCGGCAGCGTCCGGCTTGCCTTTGATGCTTTTGATCCGGGCGCGCGCTTGAGCGCGGGTCATGCCCGAGTTTACGAGGGTCAGCTCCATGGCGCGAACCTCATTGGCTTCGCGGTCAGACGCCTTCGCCGTCTCGTCGACCTTCATCTGATCGGCTGCCAAAAGCGCGTTGGCGAAGCCACGTTCGATAGCCATGGAGCCCGACATCCACGTTTCGTCGTCCATCCATTGGGCACAGATCTTGGCCTCCTGCCCGGATCGAGCGGCATAAACGTCTGCCATTGCCTGGTCGAAGGGGGCCAGGAACGCGGCGACCTCTTCGAAGTCATTGCGGTTGCCCGCCGCCACGACCCAGCAATTGTGGATCATGAGGAACGACGCCGCGCCAATTTCGATGGTATCGGCGGCCATGGTGATGACTGATGCTGCGGACGCGGCCATGCCCATTACCTTGACGGTTATGGGCTGCGGGTGCTCGCGCAGCACGTTGTAGATGGCGAGGCCTTCGAACATGTCGCCGCCACCGGAGTTGATCTGAACTTCGATCGGCCGATCACCGATGGCGCGCAGCTGAGCAGCAACCCTCTTTGCGGTAACGCCGCCACCCGTCCACCAATCCTCCCCGATCACATCGAACATGGTGATGACGTTGTCCCCTTGCTCAAGTGCCGATGGGCGAATGCCAGCTGCATCCTCGCCCCAACGGTCCATGACCGGCAGAGGAGAGAAAGCAGACACGCGACGATCGGCAGGAACAGGCAGGGCGGCAGGCCGCGCTATCGCCATCACTCGGGGCATCTTACGCATCGGGCTGTCCTTGCATCCAGGCGGGGGTATTGCCCCACTCCTCAGGGTTCATGTCCATTTTGTCGCGGGCCTCATTTGGCACCATGAAGCCGCCGGCGCCGGGTCCGCCGAGCGCCTTGGCGAAGAATTCTGCCTGATCCTTCAGGGAGCCTCGCAGCAACGCGGCCTCGTTGAATTTTGCGTAATGGTTCACCCGGTCACGGTCGTTCAAGAGGGACGACGCGATGGTCTCTTCCCAGGCGTTGAACCAAGGGAGCAGGCAATAGGTTACTAGAAAGAGGCCGAGCTGTTCGATACCGCTGCCCCAACTGGTCTCGTCGAACATCAGCAGGGGGCGCGGGACTCCTGTGTATCGGCTGACTTCCTCGGCCTGGTGCTTGCGCTGCGCCAGACCTTCAGCGTCTTTGCCGGTAGCACCGAACGGCTTTGCCTCCATGCCTTCCTCGGCAACGACCCAGCGGCCCGCGTTTTCCGATCCGACGAAACGTTCTTCCCACTGCGCTCGCAGGTTCAAAATGGCTTGTTCGGACAGGGATTTCGGATGCTGCAGTACTCCGCCTACGTAAGCCCCGTTCTTGAGCATCCGCGACGCGGCTTCGTCGGCAACGTTGGCCAAACCCAGTGCTTCGGCTGCCACCTTCAGCAGGCCATCGCCTGAAATCCCATCGCTCGACCAAGGCGCGCGGAGGTGAAACACTTCGTCAGCCTCGAACCGGCGAGTCGTGCCGTCTTTCGCCTGGTAGTCGTACGCCAGAGCAAAATCCTCGCTGAGAACCGGCTTCACGCGCACAGGATCGAGCGGCGCAAGCGCCTTGATGCCGAGCAGGCCTGGCACCTTGTAAGCGTAGGCATTTCCTCGCAGCAGCGCTCGGCCCTGCATGTAGCTCTTGAATTGGTACGGCGTCTGCCAACTGTTCGGCTTTACGCGGAGCAGCTTCCACACCGCGTGATTGTCGGCCTTCTCGATGTTATCGCCGACACGGCGGTGAAGGTTCAGCGGCAACATGCCGATGGTGGACGCAATCAGGTTGACTGCGCGAAAGAACGTTGCGTTCGAAAGCGCCGATCGTTCCGTAACCGGGCGACCCGCGCCTCTCGCAAACCCCTCGCCGAAGAAGCCCTCGGGCAGGCTCCCGCGGTCGAGGAAGCCATTGGCCTTTACGACGGACGACGCACCGTCCGCGCCGGCGCCTGCCCAACCGAAGAAGCGTTCAGCCCAGCCCATCAGAAAACCACCAGTCCGCGATCTTCATAGACCGAGACGCCGTTGTCATTCGCAGCAACGGGGTTCAGCTCAAGCAGCTTGGTGGCGTTCAGCCCAGCCATGAACGGGTCGATTTTACCCGTCCCTTGGGTGTTCTTCACGATCATCACCGTCTGCCGTCCTAACTCTTCTTTCGCGTTGCTCACGCACCACGCCATCATGCGCGACCCGTCATGGACCGCGCCGTTGAATTTCAGTTTCCGGGCAAGGCCGACAATCGCCGACATGAGACGGAACCCCTGACCGACCGACACCACTTGCGGATCTTCCAGGCCGATTTCTGCCAGCGCGTCGACCAGGTCACTTACGCCTTGGGGGTCGAGGCCAACCGCGCCGCGTTCCGGTAGAAGGCCGCTAGCCTTAACCTCTTCGATGACGGCCACGATTTCGCGAATGTCCTGGGGGCGCTCGTAGGCGGTATCATCTGCATCCAAGCCGAGCGTTTCCGACACGACCTCCGAACAAATCACCAGATCGCCATCGCTTTCGTAGTCGTGCAGCTGAGCCGCGATTTCCTTGCGACGGGTCAGCACGTCCGGCCAGCACCAGGCCTTAAACCAATACAGCCAGCGCCCAGTCCCGCGTTCGCGGCCGGCAACGCACAATCCGTAAAGGTCATCAAGGCCGCCGCCGTCGACGCCCACCACCACCACCTCCGAGCGAGCGAGAAGGCTGGCCAACGTCAGCGACTTATCAGCGCAGGATTCCCAGTAATCTGTCCCGCGCCAGCGATCGCGCCGCAAACGAAGCCCAATCTCACCGTTCAGGTGCTTGGCGAGGAACACCTGGAGCCCTTCGCCTTCGCCGATCTGCTCTTTGCCCAGCTCGGCCTGGAGCCATTCGACTGTGACCGATCGGCCGATATGAGGGTTCGTAACGTAGAAGAATGCCGGGTCCAGATACGCTTCGGCATCCAGCATTTCCACCGGCCACTCGTAGAGCATGGCCATGGTCTTGGGGTCATCAATGACGCCGTCGCGAACGTCGCGCATGTACGCCAACTTGGTCTTGTAGACACCGCTCGGAGGTTCGTCCGAATGGGTCGTGATGTAGAGTGTGAAGGCTTCAGGGCGGGCGGATCCGCCACCGAGCGCCTCTCGCAACATCGCTGCCGCCTTCGGCTTCTTTCCGAACAGCCACAGCTCTTCGATGAGCGTAATCGAGGCCTTGCCGCCAGCAACGGTGTCGCTGTCCGCCGCGATCACCTTGAGCACGGCACCCGTGTCCAGATGCTTGATCTGGCGTTGGTGCTCGATCACCTTCAAGACAACCGACAACTCCGGGTCGGCTCGGACCATGCCCATAGCCGGCTCGAAGCTGTTGTTGGCAACTTCCAGCGTCGGCGCCAAGATCTGGAGAATGGCGTTCGGCCGCCAGTTAAGAATCAGCGCCGTCACCATGATGCCGGCGGCGATCATGGACTTTCCATTCTTCTTACTGATCAGGAGCATAAACTCCGAAATCAGCCGCTTTCCTGTTTCCGGATCCTCGGCGCCGAAGATCGCGGCGACCAGATCAAATACGAAGTCGTCGCAGACCTCGCCTAACGTCGGGTGCCGCTCGCCCTCGCCGACAACGATCTTCGGCAGATCGACCACCTGTAGGGACTTGAAAACCCCAAGTGCATCCTCGGCCTTGCCCGGAAACAGAGGCGGGCACGGCACCAGGCTCTTGCGCGCAACAATCCGCTCCCGCCAGTCGGGACAGGCGGTGGACCACTTCGGCGGGGCCATGGTCTCAATTCAGCAGAAGCGGCGGTGGAGTGCGGGCGGCAAATTTGCCGCTGGCGTTTGCAGCCGCCTCTTTGGCCGCTTCCTTTTTTCCCTGCCGAGCTACCGGCGGCGCGTCGGCGCGGCCCCGATCCTTGATCTTCTCGCCTAGCGTCCGGACCTGCTCAGCCTGGATCATCCCGGCCAGAGCCTTCTCTGCCGCGACGTTTCCGCCTTCTGCAGCTTGGTTGAGGCGTTCGAGCTGGCGGGCTTTCATCATAAGAGGCGCATGCCCAGCTCGGGTGATCTCGTTAAAATAATGCTTGTAAAACGTGGGCTTAGTGATGCCGAGCACCTTGGCGATGTCGGCAGGTTTGTGCCCGCACGCAAATAAGAGACTGACTTTATTGGAGTTTTCGGCGGTCCAGACATGTGCAGGCCGACCGCGCCCCTTTTCAGGCAGCAGCGGCAGGCCGAACATGTCGGTCTGACCATCCGGAATTCCATCGTGCGACAAAAAAAATCTCCGAATGGGACGAGATGCGGTGCAGAGGGGCTGACCCCTCCGAACTTTCGACCACCCCCCTACCCGCGACCGCCGCGAGCTCGCCGCGCCCGCGCCGCCGCCGTCTTGGCGTTGTGGTGCCCAGCGCAGTACCAATCCATCTGATCGAACGGAGGCAGGTCTGCCCCGCCGTCCTTCCGCTCCTCGCGGTGATCGAGGATCAGGCGATGCGTGGAACCGCAGATGAGGCACCACACGCCGCCTTGGCGCTGGATCGTCCAAGCGCGGTGCCGAGCCCGATAGTCCTTCCATTCGGGCGACTGATAGAAGCTGTCGGCCACCTTGGGCATCGCTGCCACCCGAGGGGGCAGCGCGCCGAGACGCGATGGCATCGACTTCAAACGGCCCATGATGGCTCCGAAACGACAACGGGCGACAGAGACCGAAGTCACTGCCGCCCGCGTCTCAGGGGGAGAGGGACACGCTTACGGCCCTGTTGGGCGGAAGACCGTCAGCGTGCCCACGGCATACCCCGGATTCGTGGTGAAACGGACACCCTATATTTGCATGGTGAATGGGGAATGGGGTTGACACATTCCCCAGCAGAAACCCGCCAATCTTGATCAGGCGGCCTTGTCGAGGGCGAGGACGAGGCGGTGAATGGCCCGCTCATACGCCTTGCGCATCCCGTCGCTAGTGGTCGCCAGCTCCTCCCGACGCGCCAGGTTGAACAGCTTGCCGCCCATCAGGCGATAGACCCGATCCCACCCGAAGCCCTCGGGCCCGGGCCAGCGCTTCATTGTGAGCACGCGGCCGACCAGCGCGCGATGCCCTTCGGGAATGGCATCGGCCAGAGGCTTCTCGCCAATGAGCATGCGCTCCACAAGGTTGGCGCAACGGCGGGTTAGCTGAGGCGACGGGTCGGCCTCTACGTCCGCGTAGTCGCCGAACGCCTCGCGCACGATCGCAGGCCATGCGGTGCGCGTTCCGGCCGCGAGGTAGGCCCGTTCGCGGTCGGGCATGGCGCCAAGGTACTCGAACGCGGCCATAAGCGTGTCTTCGGCATCCTGCCACGACACCGTGTTTCGCAGATTTCCGCCATTCTGGAAATTCTCACCCTTCCGCTCATCACCATTAATCGGGGACATTGGAAGGGATTGTGCTGACCCTTGATCTTCTCTTGAAACCCGCACAAAACCAGTATTCCTCATAACTCTTCCCTTCCTCGCTCTCTTTAAAATGGAAGGGATGGAAGGGAAAACGAGGTAAGTCGCTCATGCGAAGTCGTTGCTTCGGTTAGCACTCTCGCATGAGAGGGTACGCGATTTTGCCTTCCATCCTTCCATGGACACACTAAACCCGCGCAGTTCCTACGTTTTTTGCCTTCCATCCCCTGAAATCGGGTCCAACCCGCATCCTTCCGCTTGGAAGGGAAAGGGGGCGCGGGGACACGCCAACCTCATGATAGCGGCGGATTTCTGCCGTCAGTCGCGCCATTCGGGCGGCAAATCATCATCGCCGATCTCACCGCTTGGAGCGGTGCCAGACAACCCTAGCGCGTCATCTTGGCCAGGCCACTCGCCTCGCTCGACACCTTCAAGGGTAACGCCTGGGCGTATCTGAATACCTAGCCATTTCACACCGTTGGAGACAATGGTCTTGAAGCCTTTGTCCTCCATTGCAGCCTTGAAGCCCTTTGCGCTCCAGCCCGAGCCACCCCCAGGCTCGCACCAAGCCTTGTAGAGCTTGTGCAACTCCCCCGACGCGGCGCGCACGTGGTCGGTGTCTTTACTGATCTCGCAAAGCGCAGACAGGAACCGGCCCAGCTCATCGCTAGCGTCCCTATAAGCCTGTGTCGCCAACATGACTTGTTCTGGAATGATGAGGCCGTGCTCACGCCAATCC